TCAGGGCTGGGGCTGACCGGTGTACCGACCTCGGGCTTTTCGCCCCGCACTCTCGTGCGTTCTCAGAGGCTCACTGCAGGATCATCAGCTCATCCAATGGCAAGATGACTCTCACAACTTCTTGAGCAAAGCAAGAGGCACTGTCACCGGCACCTCGCCGCCCATGAAGCCGAACGAGACCACCACGTCGCCACGCCCTTTCTTGCTCGGAGTGATGACGGTTGCTCTCCGATCGCAGAACGGACCAGCAGTGATCCGGACCGGTTCTCCAGCCCTCACCACCAGGTCAACAGGGCGTTCCCAATCAAAGTTACCCTTGCTAGCCAGACCGTTGAATCTGCTGACTTCCTTTTCGCTCAGGCGCATGGGCCGATCACACCCGCCAAGCACATCGATCACATGCTCCACGCCGAGCAATCCGGCGAGATACTCGGAGAGCGCCATCATCTGCACGAGAACATAACCATGGATAACCGGCATCATCTGCCCCTCGATCACGCGACCGCGACGGCGCAAATCGGGGCCCTTCCGCATCGGCACGAGCGACCGCACGCCAAGGGCGTCGAGACTTTTTTCCACAATCTTCTCGCGACCCGTCCAGACCCGAAGCGCAAACCACGGCGCTTTACCGCCGCTGATTCGGAGATTCGCCGTGACCAGCGCGCCCTCGTCGAGGAGGGCGTCGCTGATTCTCCGCATCCGATCGGCGAAGCGATCATGGCCCTGCAGCGCAACAACTGGGCTTCCAGTAAACGTGCTACGCTGCATGATCATCGCCTTTGCTCCTGTTCGCGAGATAGTCGGAAATACGTTCGCGGTAGCGCTCGACCGCTTCGGCGACGAGGAAGTCGAGATCGCCCTCGCCCTCGATCGCCGGGAAATAGACCCACTCAGGCAAGCGCCCTTCCGGAGAGGGCCAGCCGCGCCGCTTGTGCTCACGCTGCCACGCGGCAAGCAGATCGCCGTCACGCTTCACCGCCTGAAAGCCCTGCCCCGCCTCTTCAAGCGCCAGCGGGCACATCGAGCCCTGCGCCGAGCGTGCCCGTTCCTGCATGCTGTTCACCGACGGCCATCCTGCCCGCATGCGCTTCTCGGCCATCACGTCAGCAAGGGACACGTGCCCGGCGTCGATCTGCATCTGTTCGAACTTCGTCGGAGGAGCGACGATCCCAGACGGCGGCAGCAGCAGCTCGGCGAGCCGCGTTGCCGACCAGAGCTTGCCGAATGGCGCAGCCATGGCGTTCGCAGGTTTCGCCGCCTCATCCTGCGCAGGAACATCCAACCAGAGCTTTTCGCCGAAGTAGGTCGATGGTGCCGGTGTGTGGGATTTCTTCTGCGCCTTCAGCAGCTGCAGCCAACGAGGGAACCGCTCGGCCGCTTCCCGGCGCTCGTCAGCCGTCAGCGCGAGCCACGACCGCTTCGCCGGCTCTTTCGGCATGCCGGCGAAGCCGGGCCAATCCTTCACCAGCGCCCAGAACCCCTTTTCGACCGACTGCTCGGTCTCGGTCTGGCTTTCCTGCCTTTCCGCCTCGCGCGCACCCTCTCTCAAATCTGATGGTTCTATTGGTGGTTCTATTACGGTTTGGGTGTCACCGTGACACCCCTCGGCGTCGTCGGTGTCACCCGTCCCCGTCGCCGTTGTCACGGGTGTCACCGTGTCATGGGTGACACCGTGACACCCCTCAATGGCCATTTTTGCAGCCTGCAGGCGACCAAGAGCGCTCATATTGAAATCGTAGCGGGTGCCCTCGCCGGGCTTCCAGCCGCCTTTCTTGCGGACGATCAGGAGCCCCTCGTCGACAAATTCGGAAAGGATGCGCTGCACGGTCCGTTCGGAAAGCTCGGTCTCGCGCGCAAGCCGCCCGACGGTCGGCCAGATGCCCTTGCCGTCGTCGTCGGCGAAGTCCGCCAGCCGCACGGCAAGCATCTTCCGGTTCGTCGAGCCCAAGTGCGCCTTGAACAACTGTGACATGATCGCGATGCTCACGCCGCCCCCTTTTCCGCGCCCCCACGCGCAATGACCTGAATTCCGATACGCGCGTGTTCCCGCGTCATGCGGATTGTGCTCGGGGCAAGCCCGTCCCGGGCGCGCCTCGCGGAAAGCGCCGCGATCTCGGCTGCGAAGTAGGCAAGGCCTTCGTGAAAACCGGCCGCAGAGAGCAGCCGGTGGATAATCACCTGGTCGCGAATGATCACCGCGAGGGGCACTTCGAGCAGCCAGCGCGCGCGCGCCTTATGGTCCGGCGCATCGGCGAGGTCCTCGATGATGGGAAGCATGGAGGTCACTCAGCCGCCTCCCCTGTCGCGACTTCAAACCCCCATGCCGTCCAGCCCGGGCGCGGGCTGCGGCAGAACATTTCCAAGCGTGGCATGGCGGGATAGAGCCGCTCGATCTGCTCGGCGAAGTAATCGGGTTTGGCGCTGTGCCTGCCCTTCCGCTCGCGATAGACCGTCTCGGGCTGCGAGCCTGGCAGCGGCGAAACCGGGTCGCCGCGCCTGCCGATCAGCAGCAGCTCGTGCCGAACGCGGCCCCAATAGCCGGTTCCGGCCACTTCCTTGTCCCAGATCCAGTGGTGCACATAGGTGAAGCCCCATGCCGCCATGACGCGGAATGCGTCGGTCAGCATCGGGTTCGTCGCCCAAAGGAAAAGCACGGAGTCGGCCTTGGCCGGTGCGCCGATCTCGTCGAAGAGGTCGCAGATCGCATCCGTCGGCATGGTCGGATAATGGTTCTCGGCGCTCTTCTCGCACCCCGTCACTTCCGAGCGCACGCCGAACTGCCACGGCGGGTCGGCATAGATAACCGGGAACTTCTGATCAACCTTGCCTGCAGTCGACGAGCCGGCCTCTGCCACATGCGCCATATGCGTCAGCCGCACGGCATGACGGATCTCCTGCCGCTTCTGGCGGATTTCCTTGGCACGCTGGATGATCTCCTTCTCCTCGAGCCGCAGCGCCTCTTCCTGCGCCGCCCGCTCCAGGTGGCTCAGAGCCTCGCCGGCATGGACGGAGATCCGCCCGTCGCGGATGGCATCGGACAGCGCCTCGACCCCGTGGTCGCGCACCCGCTTTGCGGCCTTGACCGCGCGCTCGGAAATCGAAAGCCGGCGCCCTGCCTCGCGGGCGTGCAAATTTGCATCCCCGGCTGTGCTCTGGTTGATGCCGCGTTCCCAATCGACGATCCGTGCCGCCACCATGGCGCGCTGGCTTTCCGTCAGGTGCCGGCGATGCAGGTTGAGCGAGAGCACGAAGCCGAGCGGGTCCTTGCCCTCGTATACCTTGGTCCAGGCGTCGATCCCGACCAGATGGCAAGCCGCCTCGCGGTTCCGCCCGTCAAGGATCTTGCCGTCGAGCAACCAGACCGGCTCCTGCTGCCCGTTCGTCTCGATATCGTCGGCGAGGCGGCGCAGCTCGTCGTCGGGCAGCATGGGGAAAAGGGCAGCGAGCGGATGATGCGGCAGGCGCGTGAGCGGCGGCAGCTCCGCCGTTGGCGAAGTCTCGATCTCGGCCGGCGCTGGGAGGCGATCGGCGCCCTGCTCGGGCTGAACCCGAGAATCTGGCGCGCCGGGTCCACTCTCGCCCCCCTGCCTGATCTCCGGCAGCGTCACGCCGGCGAGCTCGCAAAGCTTCGCCGTCGGATACCAGACCGCGCCATCCTTCCTGTCGCGAGAGAGGAGCTGACGGCTGTTCAGATTGCGGCAAACGGCGATTTCAGATTCTTTCGATGCGCGATAGATGCCTTCCCGCAACACTGCGTCGACGATCTCGCGCGCCTTCGGTCCAAGCTTCGGAAGCTGATCGCTCACGGCCTTCCTCCTTCCGATTGTTCGATGATCTTGCAGACCTCGTCTTCGTCGATGCCGAGTTCGGCTGCGATCGAGTGCGTGTCCCGGTTTTCCTGGAGCCAGAGCGTCAGAACGCGCTCGACGAGGACCTGGCGGGAGAGCGGCGGGGCCCCCGCCAGCGACGACGGCACGGAGGAACTTAAGGGCGGGGCAGAAAACCTCATTCCACCCTCGCCAGCCGATCGAGATATTCCGCGCCCCTCGCCGTCAGCCGAACGACGTCACGGCTACGGTCGACCCAGGCGACGAAGCCGACGGCTAGCGCCTTGACCACGGCATCACGGTCGACGTTGCGGATGAGCGTGTATGCGTCGCCGCTCGCCCGCACCCGCCACAACAGCGCGATGCATCGCGGTCCGACCGGTCCGCTGGCAGTCCAGCACGCGGGGGAAAGTGTGGCGCGCTCCATCAGTGCACCCCCTTGCGACCAATGTCGCCGAGGCCGTTTCCGCGCATGGATTCGAGCGCCGCGCGCAGACCGTCGACGGTCGACTCGTCGTCCAGTCCGGCTGTGATCGCCGCCGCGGCACAGGCGACAGTCACGACGCTCACGGCCGCTTCCGGGTCGTCGGGCAGCAGTGCGCAGATCGCCGTCACTGTCTTGGTCGGGTTTTCGGGTCCTCCGTCCATCACGCCGCCCTGTCCATCATCATCGCTTCGAGGCGGGCAAGATCCTGCTTCGCCGCCACGATGCGGCTGCGGATGGCCTGGCGCTCCGCCGCATCAATGCGGCCATCCTCGATCGCCTGCGCGACGGTGCGCACGACATCGTCGAGGACGCCGTCGAGGCGCAGGACCGCGCTGGCGGTGACCGCGCCGAAGCTCGAAACGCGCTCGTCCTTCACGATCCGCGACATGGCGGTGAGCAGGAAAGGATGATCGCACCGCCGGTCAAGTTCGGCGGCAAGATCGAGGCGGATGAAGCTGTCGCGCCATTCCTCGCCCATGGAGGCATATTTGGTCAGCGTCGAGGAAGCGACGCCGAGCGCCTCGGCCGCCCGGCTAACTCCACCCAGCGCCTCGTAAGCCGCAGCCGTGGCGGCCTTGATGATGGATGCATGTTCGTCAGAAATTGCACGCACGAAAACACCCCTGAGTTTGGGTCAAGGAAAAAATCAACCGAAAGGATTCCGTGAAGGCCGC